TTATTTTATTTGCACAGTATTTAATTTTCGATTAACTTCACTAATGTCTTTATCATCCATAGCCCGAAGATACTTAATTGGTTGATTGGAATCATAAACATCTATTTGATCGACCCCTAATAACCTATCTCCATCTTCACCGTAAATATATCCTTGTCCTGCTAAATCAATGTTTGATTCATCAAAAACAGAAACAAGCTCATATTTGTTTGGATCCTTAAAAACATCATAGTATCTAACTACTGCTTTCACGACAACTGCCTTACCAACCTTTTGATCATTTACCCTAATATGATTTCCTTGATAAAAATATACTCCCTCCAGACGATATCCATCCATAGCCTTAACTTGCTGCTGTGCAAAATTTGCCGCCCATTCCTTATCATATGCTATTTTTTCTTGACAGGCTGTCATTATAAAAAGAAATAGTAATAAACAAATAAATTTCTTTAATTGTTGCATTATCCTCTCCTCCACAAGCTATTATATCATAAAAATATTTTTTTATTTTAAATAATCTTTATATTATCTAAGTTCTAATGATATTTACAAAATCTATAAAAATAATACAAATCCTAATAAATACTAGTCATTTAACCGATTAACGGACTAATCGTAAAGCTCATTATTTTTAATAAACCATGAAAAAATTTCAAGTCTTGAAAAAAAACACACGCTAGAATACGGGTTTCAGGAGATTTGTTACTTATTTGTTACTTATTTAGTACATTTTATATTGTTTCTTCAGGCTAAAAATTATTCTCCAAACACCTCTCTATCATGTAATAAAATGTCTGGAGTTTAGGGAGTTCCAGACATTAAGGGGAGGATTAAAAAGCTTAGTGTTAACGGTTTGTGTATACGTATATTTATGACAAATCCATCCCCTAATATCGATAATAGCACAAAAAAATAAAAATTAAACATTTAATCAATAATTAGGTTTTGGATTACATCATAAATGACTTTTATACACAAAATATTTATAATAAGAATGAGGTGTTAAATACGAACTTAAAAGAAAGAAAATTACAAGAAGCGAAAATAAAATTAACAGCATTAGAAGAAAAACTGAAACTTTTAGAAATATCTGACATACTAAATAAAGATGAAATGATCATTAATTGCAAGCATGATATTGAAAAACAAAAAAGAATTATAAGCCATACCACAAATTATCTAGAATAAATATGTAAGTTACTAATAGCTACAATGCTTAAAGGAGCGCTCTAATCGAACACTCCTTTATCACTATAACTCTCTATTTTTTTGATTAATCTTCCACTTCGATTGCTTCTACAGGGCAAGATTCAGCAGCTTCTTTAGCTGAATCGACATCATCACCAATAACAGATGATAACCCCTCATCATTCATTTCAAAAACATCTGGTGCAACACCTACACAAGTCCCACACCCAATACAAGATTCATTTACTGTAATTTTAGCCATTGTAAATCCTCCTTTATGTGTTTACTATATAATAAATAACTATATTTTACAATATGTTTTTCCATACTAAAAAGTATTACTTATTCAATCAAATATTGAGTATTAAGTATATGAGTTGATAAAAAATGACAAATAACTATAATTGATATTGTACAATTATTGATCCCCACTATAATTCCAATAGTTGTATAATAGGGTATGGTCCTCCTTTCCCCTTAGCCATACCCAACCAAGAGCACAAAAAAATATCTCCTCGGTAGAGCCTTGTGCTCTTTTATTTAAAAGTTTAATACATTTGCATATTTTGTATAATGTAGTAGAATAGATTGCGTACAAATATTATTTTTGTACAATAGAATATTGTTCCTCTCCCATTAACAATATTCGAAAGTATACAAAGAGTACAAGTTCACCTCTCCCGTTTTGGGCTTGTGCTCTTTTTATATAAAGTTTATTGAAAATAATTACTTATTATTATATACTTTTATTAAGCATAGTACGCATTCCAAAATTATGCTAAAAACACAGCGTTCCATTCCCATGTCGCTGTGTTTTTCTTTATACAAAAAAAGCTAGATCACTTGGACCTAGACAATTTTTTTTATAATCACATATAAAAGTATTAGTGCTATATTTCCCCATGAAAATACTCTATGCCTAACAAAAACTCTTCTTATAAAATTTTTAACAGTATTTTTAAAAAGCAAGACATAATTATAATATAGTAAAGATAATTTTACCTTAAACTTACTTCTATATGATCTAAAAACACTACCCCAGTGAACCAAGTTACGTCCGGCAACTTCATATCTTTGAGTACAAATCAAATTAATATACCTTCCTATGAGTTTATCTGTAAATTTACAATATAAATAATAGAATGTGTAACAAATATTAAATAGGATAATTATCGCAATAAAAAGATACTTAACATAATACATATCTATATAATTTTTATTCACAAATAAATCTAAACACACTATAAAAGACTCATTATTAAGTAGCAATACCACTGACCATGTTAAACAATCAATAACAATACAAAACAATAATAGTGAATTTATGTAAAATATAATAGGATATCTTTTTTTAAACCTGTCAAATATATTATAAAATTCAACATACTGATTAGTTGCTGCTATAGACCTATCTAGTATCTTTGCTAAAAAATATAAAAACATAAAAATAATATTAAAAATAATTATACCAGCAACCAAACAAATCAATATTCCCTTAAAAATGGAAGTTTCATTTATCGCATTCAGTACATTTCCAATAATGCTTGTCCCACCAAAATAGACTAGCACAATTGCAGAAAAAATACCTAGTATAGATATAAATTCTGAGTATATATTATTGATTCGATTTATTGTTTCGTTAATATCTTTCTGCTTTTTATTTATTTCTTGCGCTTCAGCACTAATTGTTTTATATTTTTCACTTAATTCATTACCTGTTATATCCAATCTTTCATCGATTGAATCGACATAATTAATTCTTTGTATTTCAAGATTTGTGTGATCCCATAATTTTTTTAATACTTTATAAACCTCTTGATTTTTATTTTTTTTACAACATTTTAATATAGAAGCTAAATTTACACCTACACTATCTATATTGTTTTCAGTTTCTTTTAAATTTGTTAAAAGTGGAAAAATATCTGAATAACAGTGAGTAAAAACTTGTTCGTTGTCTGAAAAATATATCTGCTTTAGTTGGTTTAGATAGTTGTATTCATCCTCTTTACTTTTGATTGCATCACTCTTTGCAAGATCTTTTAAAATTTTTTTTAATTTCTCACGCTTTTTATCCTCAAAACTATCCATTAAATCTACCCCTTATCTTTGATTAACTCTAAAGGAATAATGGATTTGTTTCCTAACCCATTTTGATATACGATATCCCAAGCGCCACCTTTTAAATGTGTTTGTTTCACTAACTCCCACGGTTCATCTTTTCGTAATTTTTCAATAATCGGATCAATAACATGTTTAATTTGTTTTTCAATTTTAACATCATATTTTTCATCAATACACGTAGCCCCATAACTACAAAATTCAAAATAAACTTTTGGTACTACAGGACCATAAGCCCACGCTTGAAAATCATCATTTATAAGCACAGTTCCTTTTTTTAATAACTCTTTCTGTAACTGGTATAATATTTTTTGTAACTGTAAATTACTAATTGGATATTCATCTTTTGCACACTTATCAATTATATATTTTGCTAAATATAATGCGGAATATATTCCTCCTTCGATTCTCATAATCATTTCCCCTTTTCTTAATTATATCATCATTACGATTTTTTGTACATTTACCTTTATAAAGGTTGCGATTTTTTTACTAGTAACATATTTTAATAGATGAATTATACATATAATAACATAAAAATTCAATATAATAATTCCGATTTTGTACATTAACACCGTATTTCACACTCCTTTTTAAATTTGTTTAAAATACATCTTACTATTATATACTCACTCAATTTCACTATTACTTCTATTTTATCCAAAAAAATGAAAAAAAACCTAGATCACTACGACCTAGGTTTTCTTTTTATATATTTATTGTTGATATATATTTTTTTACCATATCCAGAAGTGATTACACTATGAGATATACCCTTATATATAAGGATGTATTCTATTCGAGTATTTAATTTACTGCCGTGAATATCTTCAGCACTGTGTTTTAAATAGATTCTATTCATAATAAACTCCCATCTAATTTTGGAGTTCCTCGGATAGTTCAAAATATTTTTGGTACTGAGATTTATAATAATCTCTATCGCCTTGAGTATCTTGTAATTCTTGTTTTGTTAATTCTAGCTTAATTTTTAGATTACTGGAAGCTTGTTTTTTTTGTACTAGAGCAATTCCTAGTAATAATGATAGCAGCACTAAAATGGCAAAAATTGATGTTTCTAAGCGTTTCATAATTTTATACCTTTTTTAGATAATCGCCACTTACCCAACCTGATGGAATCTTAGCCCAATTACCGTTCCATTTCGAAACAGTAACACGAGTACCGTTTAATAACCCACCGTTGTCATTTGAATGTTTTTGACCATCGACTGTTAACTGTGATTTTGATTTTCTTGAATAATTTGTCCCTGGACCACTTCTAACAATTAAAGCACTGTCTACACGTACTTCATAAGTTCCAGTTGATTTTGTGTTAGATGAAGAATTACCTTGAACTTTAGTGCAATATTGTAGAGATACCCATCCTTCACCTGTATAGCCCCAACCATTTTCCTCTTTAGAGATGGTTAATTCTGTACCATTGGCATAAGCCTTAACCTTTGCACCGTTTGGAGCATTACGACAGTTTACACCGCTTGGCGTATCGACTTTAACTTTATAGTTTACAGTTACACCAGCGTTATTTTCAGCTTGTGGAATATCACTAACATTAGGTGTAGCACCATCGTACATAGGCTTAACAAATCCACGAATGCTTGCACTTCCCACAGTTACAGTTCTACGTCCTACTGCATCATTTTTATTACCTTCGATAACTGTAAATGTATTACCATTAACGCTTTCTACGATACCGACATGTTCTGGCCATCCATCCTTTTTATCCCAGTCATACATAATTAAGTCTCCTACGTTAGGAGTAATAGCCCCGTTTTCTTCCCAGATACCCATTTCTTTAGCTTTTTCAATTGCTTTACCGCAAGAACATTCAAGCGGGCATAAATTTGCAAGCCCTACCTTAATAAACAAAGCTGAAATAAATACCATACACCAGCTATCATTCGATTTAACTTTATAATTGCGTGGTAATGGTGTATAAGCATTATATACATTAACAATTTCCATATGAGACCCATCGCTTTCTCTACATCCAATCCACGCTCTTGCTAAGTCTAATAATTGTTTTACTGTTGTCATTTTATTTATCCTCCAATTTAATGCATTTGTTTTCCCACTTCTTATAGGCATCAAAATATAGTTCATTCTTATCACCGTTATATGTGCATTCATAATACATTCCATCAAATAACGTTGTACTCAATAACGCTTTGTTGTTTTGCAATGTTTTACAACTCCATACCATAAATACATCAACTTCTGTAATTTGCTTTTTATCCGTTTTATCAAGATGTTCATTCGTATACTCAACAATCTCTTTCTTACATAATTCAATGAATTCTTTTTCGTTCATATTACTGTTCCTCACTTTCTTTGTTAATTAATTTGTCTGCTACTTCTAATCCTTTTGTTAAAACCGCTGGTACGTTATAACCTGCTTCTACAAAGTTCTCTAAAATCGATCTAATTTCATTTACTAATAGTGAGGCCAATACAAACCATCCTAAATAAGTTGTAACTCCTAAATCGATATTAATAGATTTACCAATTTCAATAAAAAGAGCACTAGTCATAAATGCAACTAGAACCATGATCCAATATCCAATTTTTTTAAGAACACCTTTCCATCCAGCTGCACTATTAGTTTTTTGAGCTATTCTTGATTTCATCCAACCAGTAAACCAGTCAATTATATTAAGAACAAGAAACGCTGCAAACAAAAACCAATGTTCTCCAAAAATAAAGCTTAAAAAAGCGACTACCGCACCAGTAATCGCATTGTATGTGTCCATGTAATTCATATTGTTTAAAACATTCATTTTCTTCATTTTCCTCACCTTCGTTATTTGTTTATATAAAATACTTTAATCTCAACATTAGTATTAAAAACACCCAACATTCCATATTTATCATTTACAATAAAAGTTGCTATGGAAACACTAAAATAATATCTGTTGTTCATAACAAATGGAGTAACACTGTATGTTATATCATTTGTAGGATAACAGCATAGTACCACGTATTTTGTAGCATCTATTTCTGTCGCAAAAGCTGCACCACTGCCCGTATTCCCAGAAACTATAATTTCTCTAACTTTAATTTTATCTTCTATAGATACATTATCATTTGTTACGATTGAATTTGCTTTAATAAACAACTTTCCAACTTTATCTTTTATAAATTCTATATTTTTACTTGTTCTTGCCATATAAGTTATGACTTTTAGAAATTTGTTCTTCTAATTTTTCGTGTACCATAATGTCAATACTACATCGTATCTAGTGTTTCCATTAGTGTTGATGTAAACATCTCCACCTGTAGTGACAAATAAGTCAGTGTTTACTATACCATTTACACCGCTTATTTTATCGTTAGCTCTCATTGAAAATTCATATCTTATATTTCTATCAAAATTAGCGATATTTTCTATTTTTCTAAAAGCATTAATAGTCCCTAAATTGTAAGATTTTTGATAAATCTTTTTGCCATCAAGCCAATACTCACCAGTAAATTGTTCCTCAGTTGAATATTGGAAAAACGTATCTTTACGCTGTAATCTTGTACCGTTTTTTAGTCCGAATATTTTTAGCATACCGTACTCCCATTTTTCTTAGGGTATAAGATACAATTAGAAGAATTTTTAAATAAATTTCTAAAAGTACCCCCCCCGAATTTTCGAGATTTAATTGATTTTATCAACATTTTTCATCCCTCCTATATCTCTACATTAACAGTTCCAACCATCTCAAATATTGGTTGTTCATGACCAGCATTAGTTATTCTTATACAATTATCGGACGTATCAACTTCTATGCTTCCTACAGTTTCAGCAGAACCACTATAAAAATTTATAATACCTCCGCTTATATTTATTCCTTTATGTCTTGACCACGAGCCAGATGTACTGTCGTTTGGAGTGGCAGATAAATCTATCATTCCATAATCCATATTCAAAAGATAATCCATTTCTCCACCGGTCTGTTCTGACGAAATAGTGCCATCCGGTTTAATATTATAGCTGGTTGTTAATCCATTTTGATTACTTTTAGAAGATGACAATCCTCCATCAGAAATATTTACACCACCTATACTTCCTGTCAGGGATGTGATTTTACCAGTAGTGTCTACAATAAACTTTCCATTTATATTTAGACTGCCACCAGTAATATTTCCCAGATCAGCAGCAATAGCACTTAAGGTATCTACATTTAAATTATCTACACTAATATAGTGAATCACCCACGAATTTCCGGTCCATCTTTTAATAGGCTGCCCCGTTGCAGTTTGCCATAGTTGACCTACTGTTGGTTTTGATGGGGCAGTGGATGAAACTATAATCCCACTGTCTCCATCTGTACCGTCAACAACCTTTACCAAAGTTATTTCATTTCTTGCCTTAACCGCCATTTTTTATCCCTCTAACTGTGCGACATAACTTCCGCGATTTGTGATATCTCCAGCTGCAATAGTAAGTGTACTGCCAGTGGCAGTAGCCGTAGATGAACCATCTTTATACCACTTTATTGTACCTGCGCTGGTTAATGCACTTCCGGTTAATTCTGTTGCACCTTTGAATACTTTAGCAGTAAGTGTAGTAGCGATTTCGGTGTTTTTAAAAATTGTCCCATTAGATGAGATGATTGCAATATTAAAGGCATCAGCCCCATTAGCTCCGTTAGTACCATTTCTTGATACTGAATAAGATGTAGTAGTCTTACCATCTGAATACGTGACTACAGTTCTAGTCCATACATACTGTCCCGCACTTCCAGTTACTGGTGTAGTAGACCACGTTCCTGTAGGTGGTGTTGTACCATTTGAAGAGGCTTGATAAGATACGGCAGAAGATGTTACCGTAACGCTTGAACCATTTGATCCATTAGTACCATTTCTAGAGACACTGTATGCAGTCGTAGATTTACCATCACTGTAGGTTACTACCGTTTTTGTCCATAAATATTGACCAGCCGATGTACTTGGAGGCGAGGCTACCCATGAACCAGTTGGAACAGTTGTACCTGAACTACCAACCTGATATGTAACACTGGTATCTTTTACTGTGACACTTGTACCATTGGACCCATTTGTTCCTTTAAACGCAATAGCATAGCTGAATACCTTTCCGATTGTGATATCGCCTATAATTACTGGAATTGTAAAGCTTCCACTTGTAGTTAAAGCGCTTGTTGCTGTAATTGTAATTGTTGGTTCGGGAGTTTTATTATCACTAACTACACTCAAACCAGAGGGTGTGCTAATTGCACCTAATGTACAAGCTACAATTTCACTGCCGCACATTACTGTGATTTTCGATGTAATAGATTGCGTCCCGTTGACCGCGCTTGTAGTCCCTTGAAACGTATGATTATCGTTACTCAAGTTTACTGAATAACCATCAGTTAAATCGATTAAATCAACCTGAGCACTTGCTTTTATTGCCATATATTATCCTCCTTTAAAAGTCTAAAAAGCATCTAAATGTTGCTTTGTTGTTTATATCTTTGTCGTTTAATGCAAAAATGAAACCATTATCAGACAAACGTTTATCATTTTGATTTATTGGTGTATATTCTGTTTCACCAATATTTTTTATTTCCCATATAATTTTTGCTTGTTCGCCAAAAACATCATACATTTTTTGAGATGTATCGATAATTTTATCGTCAACAAAAATTTGAACTGTCATAGTTGTATTAACCCCAGTATTTTTGAATGAAAAGCCGTTAACACTGTCAATTTTTAATACTATTGCTGATTTTCCGTCCACAAGTTTCAATACAGTTACTTCCGCACTTGCTTTTATAACATCATTATCAGTTAACGCTTCAAAACGAAAAACGGATCTATCATTTTCTAAATCCGTTGCTGAAACTTCTGTTGTTTTTGAATCTATAAGAAAAAAACTGTCTTTATACCACTTTATAGTAAATTTTTCTGTAATATCATTTATTCCATCACTTACAAGCGCTTCTAAGATTGTTTTTTCATCATCCTTTTTGAATATAATCCCATTACTAGAAATAATATTTGCACTATAGCTCTTATTTGCTTCAATAAGATCATTCATTTGTTTAATGAGGGATTCATCAATCTGCGACTGCCTTTCAACAAAATTATCAAAGGTAGTTTTGCATGTAGTTTGATCGGTAAAACTGATTATCTGCTCTGTAATACGTGCTTCTAAGTAAAGCGTTGGTTTATACTCTTTATCCTCGATTGTAAACGTATCACCTATATTTGCATCAATAAAACCATCTACATCATAGCTAACTTGAGGAATACAGTTCTTTTTTAATTGTGCAAGTGCCTGGCCATAAAGTGTATTAACATTGCTTGTTTCATAACTCCACACCTTAGCGATATAACGATCATTTTCACTTGTTGTCAAGGTAGAAGGAAATCTATCCCTTGCCTGAGGTGCTAAAATTTCAATTGTTCCACTTGGTGAATAATATTCTAAATTACCATTTGAATCGTATTCTTTTTTATCAATACCGGCTAATGTTAACCCATCTATCCCAGTTGGTCGAATTGCAGTATAAAGTTCTGTTATATCAGATATTTTAGAAATGCCTCTAATATTTATTCCATAACGGATAATTTCACTTCTACGATCAGTTCCCATTCCTTGAACATTTGTATCATGTTTTTTATAAACGTTTAAAACAATACCTCCTAATGAATAATCGCTGTTCAGTTCGGTTATAAACTCAATTTCAGCATCAAAAACATTTGCCAGCGAAAAAAGCCGAGCTAAAATAGTCTCAGTTCCTTCCCATTCATGAGTTATTCTTTTGTCACTTACCTCATTTATCCCAATTTCAAACACCTGATTTTCAAAGTTAAACGCTCTAATGTATTCATCAAAACTTAAAGCATTACTTGCTTTATAAGGCCCGGTTTCTTCATTAGATAATTCCAATGAAAGACCGTAAGCGGTAACTTTAGTATATTTTTCATTACGCTCATTATTTACAATATTGCAGTAATAACCTTTGTTTTTATATACAAAAGAAAGTTTATTACCAACAGTAAGGAACTTAGAATCATCGTGATTTGATAATGTTTTGAATGAGTATGTATAAGCTGATCCCGACAAATAGGTGTGCAGTTCATCTTTATAATAGTGCATTGCCTCATCAATTGTATTATCTAAAAAAATACATACGTTATCGTATGCATCTAATACAGCAATTCTGACATTGTCCATTATATCCACGCCTCTCTTACACGTACTTTCACTGTCGGTTTTGTTTTAGTCCATTCACTAACAACAAATTGAATTTTTGTTTCACCAGAATCAGCTTTAAAATATTGACTCCCCAATATTTCATCGTTTGGCCGATACATACCATTAACATAGAATTTTGAGCTTTCACCATCAATGACACATACATCATTTGGCTGATAACGATTAGGTATATCTTTCCATTTTTCAACATTCATTTTATCAAATACAAAATCATTTACGCCCATGTAGGTCATAAAACTTGAGCCACCACGATTACCATATTGTTTTATAGCAATTTGTATTTTTGCACATTCCATATTTTCTACTTCAGGAATAATATAAGACGGGTATCCGCCCCAGTAGTAAAAGGTTAGCCTATTACCCTCTTTTCTTAGATCGCAATGACCCCAGTCCCAATACCATGGATTTTGATTTCCAAGGTGACTTGTAGTATATGAGTAGGTGTGTAATACTTTCCCATTGGCCCATAATTCATAATTTCCTGTATTACCAGTTGTATCGGTTTTGTACCAACATACCCCAGCGATAAGTTTGTTGTCTTCGGTAAGCCAATTTATGCACATTTCACCCGTTTGTCCCATCAAACCAGCATAAAAAATAAGGTGGAAATATGAATAAAAATTTTTAGCACCTTTTCTTCCTTCAGAATCGCTGGGAAGTATAAGAGTACGTAATCCACCGTTAGAACTCGAGGAGATAGGACCGGAAACACCAAGAGTTAAAAAGGTCTGATTAAACCAAGTACTAGTACCCAGCGTTCCTTTTACACTATGCGAAGGATGCATATAATCAGTACCGTTAGTATCGTTTGGTAAATTTATAAAATCCCATAGTGTCCCCAGCCTTTCATTTTGTTCATAAGGCTCTTTATCAGCTTCATCAATTTTTCCAAACTGCATCGTTCCTTTATCACTCACAACACCAATAAAACCACTTTCAGCGTTGTGAGTTATTTCATAATCAATAGGAACAGAAACAGAACCATCATTAATCACTGTCACTTCAAGAACCCCATTATCATTTGGTTCAGCAATAAATTCTTTTAATACGTCTGAATATTTAAACGGATCGCTGCAATATATTTCAATATTTCCAGTTATACTATTTGATCCAGGACTAGGGATACTGTTTCCAATCTTTGTACCAATAAAATATTTATCTGGCTCATCATTAAAAATAATTTTAACCTGTTCATCTTTTAAAAGACGATTTAATTTATTAAATAAATCACGAAATTCGAGGCAAGTAGATGCAATTAATTGATATGTAACAGTAATAGTCCTTGATGGATACCGTTTACCTAAATAATTGGTTCCATCCAATAAATTGATCGTTTCATCTTGTACTTCACTTTCCATCAGCTCACGACCGCTTACATATAACGTCCGATACCCCGGTATTTCATTTTCAATAAAAACGCCGTTGTAGGACATTGCTTCAGCGGGAAGTATTGTTTTAGTATACATCTCATCAGTATCTACGAATTCATACATCTACTATTTCACCCCCTTGATCATATTTTTTAATTTTTCATTTTTTTCTATTTCCTCCTGCGTAAACGGCGCAGTTACACGAGCAACCTCTTTGCCGTCCATAATTACAGGTACATTAATAGTGTATTTAGTATTTTGATAATATTCGTAATCTTCTGAAAGATTACTATCAAAGTCACCTGCAAAAGCAATTTTAGGATTGTTTAAAACTGGTATTGAAAATAATTTATCTGCTGCTTTTTTTACAAAATTTTTCATTTCTACAATACCATTGCCCAATCCCTTACCCCAGAAATTACCTAGTTTAGTACTAACCCTTGAAGGTGAATGAATCTGCGCTTTAGCACGGATAGCCTTTTCCGCAGCACTTGCAAGTTGAGAAGCAACACTTCTTACATAGCCGAGTTGTGAGCTCATACCATTACCTAACCCTTGACCAATGTGAACACCTGCCCCGTAGGCTCCTGCCTGACCATTTTGGAACACTCCGATAGTTTGCATTGTTGTTAATGATGCTATTAATACCATTTTAGTAGCTCCAGTCTGAACACCACTAGAAATATTGTTTCCAATATTTTGCCCTGCGGTTTTAGCTTTACCCTCAGCATTACTAAAAGAACTAATAAGTGATTTAATTGCAGATTTTGCTAAACTTCCCAGTCCTTCAAGTGCACTGTTAACAAAACTAATTGATGACTTCATTGCTTTTAATGATTTTTCAGTAGTTTTTGCACTAGATGCAATTGATTTCATACTACCCAACACACCTAATAACCCTGCAGCTAAAGCAATCATACCGGCGGTTACAACCAATAAAGAAGCACCAAAAGCTACGAACCCAGCAGTTAATGAAATTGTTCCTGCCAGAGAGGCAACGCCACTTGCTGTAAACGCTAATACCCCGGCAGTTAAAACTAGCAAAGAAGCTCCAGCAGCGAGCGCCCCTGCTGATAAAGTTAATAATGCAGGTCCTAAAACAATTGCTCCTAGAGCACACAAATTAATTCCTGCTCCCAAAGCAACTGATGCAACAGCCAAAGCTAATACACCAAC